AACCAGCATCAATATCAGCCCGTTGTTGGGCAATGTTTTTTGCGGCTGTTGGGATTACATTTGTAGCGTAATTCCTTAACTGTTGGGCTAACTGTGTGCGTGGGCCAGTAACCTGACCCTGTGGGCTAACATAACCTACCTGCCGTAATGTTTCAGCCAGCGTAACCATTTACTTAACTTCTTTATCCATATCTTTCAGTTTGTTGGCAAGCATAGCCCTGCGCTCTAGACGCAATCGTTGCTGTTTCTCTAGCGTGGATTCTTTATGGGGCTGTAGTAAGCTGTTTTCGGGCTTAATCTTTTCTTTTTTAAACATTTTATTTCCTCATGTAATCGGGCGGTAGTGAGAAGTAACGGTCACCAAACTTCATTACTTGGTAGCCCCTGTCTTGTTCACCTTGTACGCCCATCTGAAATGTAGGGTGTGCCGCACCTTTTAGCATCATGTAAGAGTTTTCGGGCAGGTTGTAGTCCATACGGTATTGCATGGGTGTCGGTGCTACTGACCCCCAATGACCTTGGTTTTCACCGCCTTCTTGCTGGGGTTTCATCCCTGCGGCAATAGCGGTGGTGTAATCATAGTCAGCTCCATGAGGGTCAAATTGACGCAAGATAGCGGCTAACTTCTGATTAACCATTACATATCCTTCATCTTTTCACGGATCATATCTTTTCTGCTCTGCGGTTTAGCAGTCTTAGCAGATTCTTTAAAATCTTTAGCGGTGGGTGCGCCTTCGCTACCTACCTTACGCATCTTTTCGCCTGATCCAGCCTTTATGCGCTCACGCTTGGCGTGGATGTTTGCGTATAGTCCTTGTTTAGCCACAGTTCCATCTCCTCATGCTTGCTTTTGCTCGTTCAGCGTTCTTGCTCTTAGCGACTACACCACCCATACGGGCGCAAAATGATGCCTTCCTGCCTTTATCTGCCTCGGACTTAGGGTTTGGTGCTGGGGCTTTCAGGTTAGCGTTGTTCTTACGGTTATACGCTTCACGCCCTTTGGCGGTCATCCCTGCGCCCTGCTCTGTAGGCAGGTAATTCTTATCCTTGCCCGTTGTTGTCTTAGGAATGGGTTTATCGTGCTTTTCTACTGCCGCACGAATGTCATCCCTACGACTCATGCCTTTTCCTCAATGTACTTAGCGTAGGCATCCTCAAGCTTTGCCTTACGGCTACCTTTGGCGTTTTCACGCTCAACGCTTAGTGCAATGGCTACGGCTTGTTTCTTTGGCTTGCCAGCTTTCATCTCGGTCTTAATGTTCTTACCGACTGCTTTTTCGCTACCTGATTTATCGAGTGGCATAAATATCCTTTTATTTCAAGAACTTAAGTTTATAAGCGGTGGTGTTAATGAGGTCTGCAATCTCATCAATAATGTTCTGTAGTTCGCTGTCTTGGGGTAAGTCTTGGCGGGCTTCCTTGACAAAGTTTTGTAAGGATTCCATGTAGCGTACTGGGTCTTTAGGCTGGTGGTACACGCTTGGGAAGGTGGTGAACTTACCGTACTTACCCATGTAAGATTCGGCAAAGGTATCTGTTAGTTCTACAATGCCATCGTAGTATTCAGCGAGTGCGCTGTGTTTAGAAAAACTGTCGGTAGACCAATGAAAGAAATGGGTATTGGTCGCAGAATGTAGTAGTGTCGCTACAAATAATGCACAGTTTTCCATAAAAATCCTTATGTTATGGGTGTAGTTTCCTCTATTTTATCAATAACTACAAGACAACCGCCACCTTTTTTTATTGCGCCACGCTGTACCATCAACACATCAATTTGTTCATCGTTATCAAATACACCAGCATCCGCTAGGGCATCCCAAAGGGCTTTGATTCGGTTATCAATGTCTTGCTTGCGTCTGTCTTTTGGGTACAGGGTGACCTGCATTTCTAGGCGGGCAGTGCCTAGCTTGGGAACTTTCCACTCCACTACATAATCGCTAACTTTTTCTTTGAACTCTTTTCCTGCCTTGCTGATATAACGCCTGTGTCCATGACTCCCCCAGTAATGATTGACGGATGGGGGTAGGGGTAGGTTTAGAATCAACATTAAGAGAGTTTAACAATTCCACGGTGTCTTGGGTCATTTGTTCAAAACTTGGTATATAAAAACCCCGACTCGAATAAGAGGGCAATCGTCTTTCGGTGCGCTTCTTCCCACCTACCCACTCTCTCTGTTTTGCTAAGTGTTGCACCTTGGTCGATTTCTGTGTGACAGGTGTAGCAGAGTGATGCGATTCTGTAATCGTGTGCTTTGAGTCCACGGCCTTTTCCATCCCTTAGTTGATTTGAGTGTGCGGCAACCACTGTGCCATCTGTAGCCCCGCAATGGGTGCAGGGGAAGCTTCTAGCTATCTCCAGTAAGCTTTTATTACGATACATTGGCATGATCCACGCTGTATTGTTCTAGCTTTTCAGCGGATTCTGCAATGTCTACTGCAATCTCCATCATCTGTATGGCGTTGTTGCTTTTTAGGGCATCGTCATAGTGACGGACTAGGGTTCTAAGAACCTGAAACTCGTTGAGTAATTCAATCATTTTAATATCCGATCTTGGTTACGGTTAGATACTTCTAGGGTCTGCCATGTAGCGTGGCGTAGTCTTGCGGCTTCTAGTTCCCACTTCAGCTTCTCAGCGTTCTCGGTCGCTACTCCGATAGCCTTGCATAAGTCTTGGTAGTCTTGGCTGGCGTATGCTTCCCGTTCCTGCGCCCCAATGGTCTGTTCACCCGACTTCTGCATCATTATGGCTTTAAGACTGCTTTTAAAGGTTTCTAGCTGGGCTAACTCACCCTTGGCAGATGCGTACTTACCAGCGTTATCAAGGATAAAGTCTATACAGCGGTTTGGGTCAATCTCTCTCATGGCCTAATCTCTTTTTTATCAATGTTTTCATTCGTTCTTCATCTTTAGGGTACTGTTTTAGTAGGCGTACTACCTCATCCCAGCCACGCCTTTTGGCTACACCGATATACCATTCGACAAGGTAGTTATCGGGAATGTGTTTCACATCTGTTCCTCAATCTGCTTAATCTTTTGGCTAATCCTAGCCCGCCATTGTTGCCAAGCCTCACCAGCGTAAGCAGGGCATCCGACTTCCTGCGCTTTGCGGGCGGTCAGTTCCTCAGTGGAATACCACGGTAGTTCGGGTTTTTTATTGGGTTCTAGGTCAATCTCGTCAGTCCAGCGTTCTTGGTTTAAGAATGTGGCTGGGTACGGGATAAAGTCTTTTTGGGTCTGTTTAATCTTCCAGTATTTAATGTAGTTAGGCATGGCTTCTAAGCATTCTGCTTGCTGTACAGGGGTTAGCCTATTCCAGCTACGCTCGGCTTCTTTACGCCCCATTTTGCGTGGGTATAGCGAGTAAAAGTCTTGGAAGGTCATTTCTCACTCGCTTTCTTAAATGCTTCTTTCCAGCGGATTAGCTGTTCTTTCTTCCATTCATCACGCAATTCATAGTTAAACCGCAATACACCTTCATCTGTTTCACAATAGTAATCAAACGCTTTATTAAGTTCATCATCACTTAACTGTTTTTGTGAATGGCTACAGCCGCATTGGCTTGGTATTCTGTGGCATTTATTACAAAAAATATTAGCGTTCATTTGTCCATCCAATAGTAAAGAAATGCGGCAATTATCATAACTGCCGCAAAGATTACAAAAGTTCCGATTGCAAACACGGTCATTATGGTTTCGACCATTAGGCGGCTAACTTTAATGATGTGTTGATGTAGGGTTTATTCCAATCACCTACACGCATATGGATATAAAACGCTGTATGAAAATAGTCGCTTTGGCTATCAGACTCGTCAAACCATTTACGATCTGAACCAGTTTTAATGATTTCTAAGACTTTTTCCCAAAACTCAGGGTGGCTAGTACGGTCTAGGTAATATTCATTAATTTGACCATCTTGTAGGTCTAAATCACCTTTAAGGGCCGTAACATGAAGCGACATACTGTGTTCTTTACGGACACTAAACTTCATATTAGGAAACGCAATCTTTAAAGCATTGCGGATTTGTGCGGTTTCTTGTGCGTTGATGTAAGCCATTTTGTTTCTCCTTTTTCTATCTCACTCGTTATTGAGTAATGCTAGTTTATTAAGGTGGCTTAACTATGTCAAGGGTTTTTTAGCTTTTTTTTCTAAGTATTTTCCCTAAGTGTTGTTTTTTTCCAATATTCAGCTAAACCGCCTGTATTGTAGGCAAGTCCGAACACCTCAGTCATTTCTACGGGTCTTGCTTGTAGAAAGGTTAGGTGGTCGTTTACCGCTTTTAGTATTTCGAGCGGTGGTGGTTCATCTACCCAAACCCATTTGCCAGCTTGTTTTTTAAGCATCGTTTCTCCATAGAACGACCAACGCTAAACTAGCGGTACTGTCAAGAGATGTATCCCGTAACGCTTGGTACATAGGCTGGCTTGACCCAGTTCCTATCGGCTATCGCAGGTGTCGACCCTCGCTCCAGCGCATCCATCTCCGCTGGCCTCTAGCCCATCCCCGACTTCTTCTAACACCCTGTCGTTTCGGGTGGCAGAAATAGAAAAACCCCAAAAGAGTAGTTTCTAAGTTGAACCCATTTAAGAAAAGACATCACCAGCTTTTCCTAAATGCTCAAAAACTACCCTTTTAGGGTCTAGGTGATGTTACTAACTCGCAGGGTTCAATCCGCTTGCCGTTAGTATACATCAATCTAATTCAGGCCAAATTAATTTATAACTTTCAGGAAATAGGGTTTTTCGGTTTACTAGCCCGTGGCTTTGTTTTTCAAGGGTTGCGGCTAGGATCACCAGCTTGTCGTAGGGTATATCACCGTTCTGCCACATGGATACGGCAGGAACGCTGATATTTAGCAATTTAGCTACTTTGGTAGGGCCACCCAATAAACGAATAATAGCGACTGAGTTCATGTAAGTAATCTTAACATATTTCTTGCATTAGTTGTTAAGTTAAGTTAATATGGGTGTACGGTATGTGCCGTGATAACAGGAGAACTCATATGAGTGAAATAGAATCGCAAACAAATGACTTACTTCAATTACAGGGTCAGCTAGAAAAAATCTTTGATGTACTAGAAGGTGGCTCTGATCTATCCAAGGAACAAATTGACTTACTGCGCTATGGCTGTGGCTTTGCGCCAGTTAATCGTCAGCGTGATTTCTTACAAGGTGTATTTGCAGACCTTAACCCATACGGGAGATCAATATGACCCCACAAGTACAGTTAGTAACGCCTGAAATGGCAAAAGTTTATCTATCTAAAAACACCGATAACCGCCAACAGAGGGGCTGGTATGTATCGTGTCTAGCCAAGGCCATAAAGCGTGGTGATTGGATATTGACCCATCAAGGCGTAGCATTCTCTGAGTCAGGCAAACTGATTGACGGACAACACCGCTTAGAAGCCATCATAGAAGCCGATACGCCAGTACAAATGCTAGTCAGCACTGGTGTTAGTGATGAGGCTTACAAGGTCTTAGATAACGGCATTAAGCGTACATTGTCAGACCTAACAGGCATTAATGTTAGGACTACCGAGGTATGCCGTATCTTGGCTAGATTGGTCTACGGTGGTAATTCTGTGACTACCGCAGAAGAATGCCTAGAAATCTATAACACGGGCGTGGGCGAAGTATCCGATAGCCTAGTCGAGTATTGCGGTAAACAGATTAAAGTTTATTCCTCTGCGCCAATGAGGACTGCGGCAGTCTGTTTAATCCTTGATGGGTATAACCAAAACTATGTCAAAGAACTATACGCAAATCTTTGTCACCAGCAATTTAACGAACTGCCTAATGTAGCGCAGAACTTTATCCGTCAGGTTACCGATGGCAGGATCAGCGCAAACAAGAAGTCAAACCTACTAGCACGGGGTCTAAAGGTATTTAACCCTGAGTACAAGGATGTAGCTAGACTTCAGATAAGTGATTCAGAAGAAACTGCCGCTAATGCGTATTGCAGAACCATTGTTAGAAACCTATTAACGAAAGAAAAAAAATGATTATTTCTGATACCCAACGAGATTTTAGAATTGCCCCTGCTGGCTTGCATATGGCACGGCTTTATTCCGTCATTGACCTAGGCCATCAAGCTACCGAGTGGGCTGGAGAAACCAAGATCATGCACAAGGTCGTATTGACTTGGGAACTGCACGGGGATGATGAGGATGGCAAACCATTACAGACAGACGATGGCAAGCCACTAATCGTATCTAAGCGGTATACCGTCAGCCTTGGAGATCAGGCACGATTACGCCAAGACCTAGAAGCATGGTCAAACAAAAAAATGACCACCGAGGATCGTAAGAACTTTGACCTCAAGAACTTATTGGGTAAGTTCTGCATGGTCAATATTACGCACTCTGAGGATGGTAAGTACGCTAATATTTCAGGTATCAGCCCTGTGCCTAGCGCACTGCGTAACGCCCAGCCTGAAGGTATTAACCCCACCAAAATCTTTTGGTTGCAAAACTATAAGCAGGAAGAATACGATGCGCTACCTAAGTATTACAAAGAAAAGATAGCGGAGAGTAGCGAGTGGCGGGGTCAGCAGGAG